TGTAGTTTAATAGCCTAGCTAATCTTAAAACAGATTCACGTCTTTCTGCAAGTTCTAAGAAGTTTTCTCTAGCGTTTAAGTCTATTCTAAATGATAAGTTTTGCCCGAGGAAAGCAATTAAGTCAATTAGTGCAAGATATTCACTAGATTCAATGTAATCGTTAAAATCTTCAGGATAATTAGTCCTGAGATATTCTATCATTGTTCTTCTTAAGTTATCAAAATCGTAACTTTGAAAATCGGCATTACGGAAAGATTGGTAGACTTTCTTCCAATCTTCTGCAACTAATAATCTGTTTTGTCTATCGGTAGCTGACATCTATTTTCCTCGTATAACGTATTTATTATAATGTGTTAAGTACGTGTTTAATTCTTTACGCAAGAAGCCCTGCTTCTCTATCAAACTGTAGTCTCATAGATTCAGCTATACTGTAGTTCAAGTATATTAATGTACACTCAATTTGTATTCCACTTTCATAAGTATCAACTACTACATTGTCTACTAGAACTCTAGGATCATAGTTTATGATCTGTTCAACATTTTCTACAATAGCAGATTTTAATGCTTCTGTAAGAGGATCAAAAAGAACATCCCATATTATTGTACCGAATTCAGGATTTTCTAGTTTTTCGCCTTGACGTATATGAAAATGATTTATTACGTCTTGCTTAATAACCGCAAGATCGTATAATCTAAAACCATCATTAGCAGGGTTTACTGTGCTAATGGACCTATAAGCCGCACTACTTGCAGGTTTCTTTTGTACTTTTTGACTTGATACATTTACTCTTTTGTAAATATTTTTTTCTAACGTGCTCATATCTATATTTACCCCCTATGCAAGTCCTGATTCTCGTGCATTTCTGACCGCTGCAACTAACTCTGTAGTGCTTATTAATGACCTGTTTAATCCATCACCTGCATAATAACTTTCTCCAGGATTTACAATACGTGATGCACCTTGTGTTCTTTGTGTAACTGGTAAACTTGCCCATTCTTGTGCAATAGCTTTTAAAAATGCTGACTCTGAAAGAGATCCTGCAACGTATCTGTCAAGTCCTCTGCCTTGTAGCAATCGTCTAGCCATAGCATCTTGTGTAGTAGGATCAAATTTATCTGTTCTAGATGCAACACCTAACTGATCTACTAGGTAGACTAAGGTTCTTTTAATAATTTGATACCTACCTGCAGCAGAGCTCGCAGAGCCTGCATCTACTGATGCTGTCTGCCAGTCGATAACTTCTTGTATAGTAAGCTGTGTTAGACTTTTTCCATAAAGTGTTTCAGGAGTAATCCTGCTTCCGCCAAATACAGTATTGTAACCTGCGCCTTCTGCTCTACTAATCATATCTAATAAATTACCGTCTGGGCCAACTGTTGAGAATGATTGTGGTGGTGTTAGAGTATCTCCGCCGGATCCTCCTTGTTCTGTAACTGGATTAACTCCACTAGTGTTAGGATCTAAGTTTGGATTAGTGCCGCCACGTGTTCCGTCTCCTGCGGCTCCTGCTGCTGTTGCTCCTGATCCTCCAGAAAAACTCTTTCTAAACGTATCTGCTGAACTTCTATATTGTGCAACACTAAGAACAACAGGATTAGTAATATCTGTTCTTTCGCTTTTTACCATTATTGGATCTAAATTTTCATGTTGATAATATGGCTCGTGTGTCGGCATTCTTTTTACGAAAGTAGAAATATCTGAGGATATGTCTGTTCCGGGTGATGTTTTTGGAACTGTCCAATTTTTAAGATAGATAAAATCTACAGCATCTTCTGCGTCAGTTGCCGCTGTTCCGTTTGTTGCTATATCACTATTAAGATATACATTTGCACCATCTACGTTAACATCTGCTGATGCATTTAAATCTATTAAACCATCTGTTGCTGTTAATTTTCCTACTTTACCAACTAGGTGTAAAGTTTCATCTGTGTTAACGTGTAAATCTTCTACTGTGCGGACATGACCTTGGGCATCTGCTAACACATATAAATTTGCATTTGTGTGATGATGTATATCTCCTTCTACAAGTGTTTTTTGATATCCAGTAACTTTAGTTTCTTGATATCCTTTTACATTTACAAGCATATTTTGTTCTGAAAGCATTTTTGTATCAAACTTACTTTCAATTTGTACGTTACCGCTACCTCCGTTACTTTGAAAGCCAGTATACCTAGCACTTGCTCTTACATTAACATTTCTGCCGCCTTCAATATTAACATCTCTATCTGCTGTTAAATTTATATCCGAGTCACTATGAATAGAAATACTGTCTAATCCGTAAACATCAATTTTACCATCACTAGTTAATTCAACCCATGCTGTTCCCCTACTGTTAGCAATATAGATAAAGTCTTCTGCATTATGCATTAATATCTGATGACCGGTTCGAGTTCTAAATCTCATTACCTCATTATGGGGTATAGTTTTATCCCCAAATAATTCACCGCCTTCTACGTTTGCATATATAGGAGGTCCTGCTGATGCATGAGATACTCTTAGTAATTTGTCATCACCGTCGTCCATAACAAAACTAGAGCCGCCTAAGCGATTAACAAATGCCGAGTATTTTAGTCCTGCTTCACCTTGTAATCCTCTTGGTGCGCCTGAACGCTTGTCAATTGGTCCTGGGGTGCTAATACCAAAAACAGAACTCGGAGCTTCTCTTCTAGCACTAGAAGTTGTTGTTCCTCTGTTTTCATCTCTAATTAAACCTTGTATTTCTAAAGTTTGTGAAAAATCTTTATTATATGGTTTAGGATATCTTGTTGGGTCTCTGCCAGAGCCTCGTTCAACTTTTTTATTATATTCGCCTACAGGTAATTTTAATCCTTGTAGATTGTCGGGTGTTGCTGCGGTAGTTATTTCAGTTGATGCTCTTCCATCAGGAACCATGAAATTCATAAACTTATCTTGAACACATCCTATCCAAAATCCGTTTGATATATCACCTTCTGCAAAAATAACTAGAACACGTGATCCAATATCAGGAGGAACAAACCACATACCATAACTTTTTTGAGTACTTGCATAACCGTCATTTGCCGTTGCTGTATCTAATGATGTTACTCCGTAAAACGGAGACAGATACCTAACCTCAATAGACGTTCCAATTTTTTCAGGTAAACTACCCGAAGTATTATTTTTCAAAACATCTACTTTAAGACTACCCATATAGGTAGGGTCAAGGTTACTTACAACTATAGCCTCGTAAGGACCAGTTCCTATATCATCTAAGTTTCTATAATTTGTACGTCTACTTTGTGGCAATTTTTAACCTCTAGATTTCAATTTCGTCACCAAATTCATCATATGTTGAAACAGGTGTGCTACTACTTACAGCTACTTCGTCGCCGAATTCATTATACGTTACACCACTACTAGTAGTTGTAACAGGTGTACTTACTTCTACACCCTGATTAGTATAAAAATTTGCTATAGCTCTAATTTTATTTCCTGCTTTTACATCATATAAGTTATCTAGTGCATCTGTAGGGAAATAAGGACGCAATGTGGATTCACCAAATTGTCCTGATTGGAATTGTTGCTCTCTTAATGCAAAATCGTTAGCAACCGAATTTACTCCGCTAACTCTAGAACCAGATGCTGCTACAAAACTTGCTTTAGGAGTTCCATCTGGGTTATGAGTTGCGGCATATCTACGATCCCAAGTTTCTTGTGCATTTTGTCCTGATGCAGGTCTTCTTCTTACTGTTTCAGATGATGGTTGAGGTTGTCTTTGTTCTGGCTCAGAAGGTGCTGTCTCTGGAGCATCTTCCGGTACACGTTGACCACTTTCCGGTGTGCCTGGTATTAAACCATTTCTAGGCCAATCTAATTGACCGCCTTCTCGTTTTGCCGCACTAAAATGCATCGCATCAATCGAGCTTCGCCAGTCTCCTCCCCAACCTAATCCGTATTTTTCAGCAAGTGCTTTCATTTGCGACCCTGTGCCGCCTTCTGGCATATCTGTGTATGGTTCAGGAGCATCTTCAGGTCTAGGTCTAATCATAGGGTTTTGTGTAGCGTTTATATCAATGGCCAAGCCACTTGCATGGTAACTAGGACTTGTACTTCCTCTAGCGTTTCTTTGAACATAACCGCCGAGTGATCTAATTTCGTATCCGTAGTCATTTTCTAGTTCGTCAATAAGTCCTTGAAAATTTTCTGCATAGATTGCCGCAACCTGTGTTGTTTTACCTGTAGAAGATCTTATAGTTGCAAGGGCTCCGTTTGAACCACTTGGTGGAACAATTTCGCTGTCTCTTACCGTTGTATTTTCTTGCGGATCAGTACCTACTTCTTCAGTTGGTTCGCCGTCTGCTGTATTAACACCCTCGCATGCAGGTAACTCTACAAGAGCTTGATCGTTACTTATACCTTCTGTACTTTGATTTCGTCTTCTTACCAATTCAAGGGTTTGAGTAAACTTATTTCCACTTATTCTACTATTAACAGTTATGACCTGGTATACTCCGCTAAAACTATCTACAGCAATAGTTTGTCCTGGAAAAAACATAGTACCATTATTGTTATAGTCTATAGGAGTTCTAAAGTTTATAATAACATCTATTTCATTTCTTTGATGATCTATAGAGCCGGTTGCTGTAATATTTTTTGAGCCTCCTCTCGGTGCTGTCCAGTTACCTACTCCGCTATCAGGTATAAAATACGGATCACCCCAAATTTCTAATTCTGCTGTTATAAGATCTGCTTTACTATTCAACAATGCATTATGAAACATCTTAGCAACAGCTTCGCCGTATTGTTTATTGTAACTACCGCCATTAAAATTACCGGCCCTCATTACACTCCTTGTTCTACCTTCAGGCACAGTTTGTCCTGGTGTAGGTCTACCTAGTGCAGGATCTCTTGGAGTAACAGTAATACTTTCTCTATCATTAACAACATCAGATGCTTGTAATTGGCCCATATCCATGCGTATTGCTTGGAAGAATGCTGCATTAAATTTTATTTCAAATCCTAACACATCTTCATTTTGTCCGCTGTAAATGTAATTGTATGTTTTTACACAATGCCTTGCTTTTTGTATCAATCCAGAATTTGCTTGGCTAGGAGCACTAAATCTACTTGCATCAACTTTGTAAGGTACTACATCAAATACATATATTTTTGGTGATTCACCTGTTTCTGTCTCGTGTGCTGAATCTGGTACTACATAACATTTAGCTTCAATTTTAAACCAATCTATTTCGCCCTTGTTGTCTACTCGTTGTAATGCAGATCTACCGTATTCACTAACAAGCACCATTTCTTCTATGACTTTAGTAATTGGTGTTCCTTGTGTAAATTTAAACGTTCTGTTAGTATCGCTAATTGTCATTTCTACACCGTTACGTTTGTAGACATTAGCTTCCTCGTCATATGTATATAATCCTAAGCCAAAAGGACTATCTCCGCCTGCGGTAAATTCTGATATCATAGAACTAGCACCAATAGCATTAAGATTAGTTATACTATCTCCTTTAAGTGACTGTAGCAAAGAATTGCTGCTTGTATCTATACCAATATTTCTAAAAAATGTTGTAAGGCCGTCTTCTTCAACTTCGGCAGCTTGCTCTCCTCGTCTAGAAGATAATGCTTCAGCATCACTAATAGTAGCTCTGTTTTCTGTTGCTGTTGGACTTATATTTCCAATATCTCCTGCTCTTGTAGTTGGAAATCTAATCAAATAATAATCTGAAGCCGGTGAACAAGTGTCTTCGGCAATTTGTTTTAATTTGTCATTTATAATTGTAGACAGTCCTTGCTCTCCTGTAGACAAACATTCTACAAGATCATTTCCTGTAATACTAACAGTATCTTGAAGTGTCATTACATCATCTTGAAATGTTTGTTCATTCCATGGAATGCAATTTACTTGATATGTACTACCGCCCGACTCTACATCAAATTCAACAGTTGTTAGTTTAAAAGGCAATTTTCTATTACTGTACGATACTGGTTTGCCGCCGTCGTCGTCCCAGCCTACAAAATCTAATTCTAACAAATACGGTGCTTGTAAATAGTTTTGAAATCCTGCATCAAAAGCCGCACTTTGTAAAGATTGTAAAAATAACCCCATAGAGTATGGCTCTTTTACACTAAAACTAAAATTAATAGCCTGTGAAGTACCTGTTCTGTTATTAGGAGATATTATAGATGTCATTTCAAAATCATCTATAAAATATTCTAAGTTACCTGCTTCCTCTCCTATAGAATCATAATAAGTTTGTATACGTTTATTATCTATACCGCCGCCACCGGATCTTAGTATAGTAAAATCTGCACCACGCTTAATATACGTCTCTGATGGATTATTTGCACTGTCTGCTGTTAATACACCTAAACTAAAAATACAGTTGTAACTTTGAAATTGTCTTAGCGGATTTTTTATTGTAACACCTGGTGCAGAAGGCTCTCTTTCTGGAGCACTTAGACTTCCTCTAGCAGACTCTGTAAATTTTTCTACAAATTGTTCAACTTCTTGTTCTACAGACTGTAGTGTTAGACTATTGATTTGACTTTCTAGATCTGCAACAGCCGAGTCTATTCCATTTGCTAAACTTCCTGTTAACGGAACTACTTGATCTACTAAATTCTGTGCTTTGCTTGCTAATGAATTGCCAAAGCCGTTTGCAAACTGATTTAAACTAGGAGGAAAAATAGCACTAGGATCGTCAATATTTGCCAAAGACGGTATGCTGTTTCCAAGACTTGCTATTCTATTTTGTAACCCAGCTGTGTCAAGACCAATGCTATCTGGAAGTTGTATGTTAATCTTAGACGATGCATCAAACACATTGCGTGAAACTAAATCAAATTGTTCAGTTAACGCTGCGGTATCGACGCTTTCAACAGCTTCGCCTAGACTACTTGCTAATGTCTGAGCTTTGTTTGAAATAATTGCACTAGGATTAATCATTTATATTCCTAACACTCTTTTTAAACTATCTGGTTTTGGCAGGTATATAGTTGTTCCTGCAACCATATCAAATACAGGATCTTTTAAAATATTCATATTGCGCTGTGCAAATACCCACCATAGTTTAGGACTACCATAATAGTCATATGCAAGTAAATCTGGTCTGTAAGTATACTGTGTTTCTATTGTATATTGTACATCATCTGAAGATGACGGAATTGGACGTATTCGTAATACATCTAATGCACCTGTTCTTGTATAGCCTGTTTTATGCCAAGGACTAGAACTTTTATAATTAGCCATTAAATAAAGCCCTCCCCGCCGTTAACATATCCACCGTTAACAAACTTTTGTAAATTAAATTCACTAACACGTCTTCTTGAAAATGTAGGTTTGAGTGTTATACTTATTTGTGAGTTTGATGGCGCCCAAGTTGTTGCACCATTTTCTGCTCCTTGCAAATCAACAGCAATATAATCAACATCTGCTGGTAAGTCTACTGTAAAGTTTGAAATAACTACAGGAACATTGTTAAAAACATAATCTCCGTATCCGTTTAATCTAACAACAGGAGGAGGTGCTCCTGCGTTTTCAGAACTTTCACCATAAAACATTTTTGTAACTGTTCTTAGATAATGTATAACAGCTACCCAATATCTTCCTTCGTCTGCATTTTCTACAGGAAATTCGCCTGTAATAATAATATCGTCTGCTTGACTGTTTTCGTAAACCTGGAATGGATAGTTTGTATGCACAGGCTGTAAAGTATTGTAATTTGCACTGTGGCTTATAATAATAGTAGGCGTTAAAGGAAAACATAGCCCGCCTGTTGCAGCTAAAGGAGACAGTAGTTTAGCATCTTTTACATTTGGAGAAGTTGGCATTGATAGTTTTACACGCCAATCAGCATCTTTTGCTGTAGCAGAAAAACTTTTACTAACATTTGATTCTACACGACCTGTCTCAGCTGACGGTAAATTTATACTTCTTATAAGTTTGTTAAATCCAGTAGCGCCAAAGGCAAACGATGCTGCATCTTTAATTGCATTATCAATGAATCCTACACCTGTGTTGAGTTTATCTCCAATAAAGTTTTGTACTGACGCTTCTGCATCATTTTGTAGTTGAGTCAGGGCTCTATTAGCCTGTGTCCTGACCGCTCTGCCTATACTGTCAAAGGGATTAGTTGCCATTCAGTTCTCCTATATGTATTATTTAGTTGACATAATTAAGTATGTAGTTTATAATATGACTATTAAACTTGGAGAAACATGTGCGATCTAGAAATTATTTAAACAACAAGGATATCTTATCAGAAATCCACAAATCAAAGAATACGTTTAATAGCTATATAGACCCAGAATACCATCAGTACGATATTATTCTTACAGATATAGAAAAGGTAAACAGATTAACTATTGCAGAAGCAAAAAGAAACAAAGCAAAGCGTCTAAGCAATGCAGACTACGAAACCCGCAAAATGGCCGGTGAAAAGGTAAAACAAGCAGATTGCGAAGTTGACTGGAAAAAGATTACAAAAGAAGAACTAATCTTCCGTATTATGACATTTGATCATATTCCAGATGAACCTGGAAGAAAGAAAAATCCTAAAACTATAGCAGATCACAAGGTAAAATTAAATTTTCCTCCATTTCAACACTATAAATTTAACGAAAATGATGAACTAGTGTGTGTAGGCAAAAGTCATTGGCAAGGCGGCATGGAAAACGGACATTTTGATCATAAACACGGTAAAGCAACTAACAAACTAGCAACTATGTGGTTAAAATTAGTTGATAGGTATGCAACTAGAGGTAACGTTAGAGGTTATACTTACAACGACGAAATGAAGGGGCAAGCAATACTACAACTAGCACAGATAGGACTACAGTTCGATGAATCTAAAAGTAATAATCCTTTTGCTTACTATACCGCTGCTGTTACTAATTCATTTGTTCGTGTCATTAATATAGAAAAACGTAATCAAAATATTAGAGACGATATTTTAGAGATGAACGACTTAAACCCATCATACACACGACAAGCACAAGGTGAATGGGAAGCCGCTGTAAAAAGAAATGAAGAACTAAAAACTTCAATTTTCCAAGAAAGAAAAGTGGTTGACAAAGATTAACTTTTGTTATATTATAAACTAAAAGCCTTACGGAGGACTCAGTTTGTTTAAAAAAGCCGCTGTGTTTACTGATATACACTTTGGTCTAAAAAGTAACAGTCGCGTTCACAATGACGATTGCGAAGAATTTATAGATTGGTATATCAAAACAGCAAAAGAAAACGGATGTGAAACTGGTATTTTCTGTGGAGATTGGCATCACAATCGAAACAGTCTTAACCTCACGACCATGGATGCTACTATTAGAAGTATGGAAAAACTTGGTAAAGCATTTGACAAGTTTATATTCTTCGATGGCAACCATGATTTGTACTACAAAGATAAAAGAGATGTAAACTCTACAGCGTTTGCAAAACACATACCAGGAATTACATTTATCGATGAATTAACTGTAGAAGACGATGTTGCTATTGTCCCATGGCTTGTAGCAGACGAATGGAAAAAAATACAAAAATGTAAGGCAAAATACATGTTTGGACATTTTGAACTTCCAAGTTTTTACATGAATGCTATGGTTAAAATGCCTGATCACGGTGGTGACTTAAACAAAGAACACTTTGCTAATCAAGACTATGTCTTTAGTGGACATTTTCATAAGCGTCAAAATCAAGGCAAAATACATTATATCGGTAATGCTTTCCCTCACAACTATGCAGATGCATGGGATGACGAACGTGGTATGATGATTCTTGACAAAGAAAACAACAAAGAACCAGAGTACATCAATTGGCCGGATTGTCCTAAGTATAGAACTGTTAAACTTTCTAAACTAATCGACGAACAAGACACACTTATAAAAAGCAAAATGTACCTGCGAGTAGAACTTGACATTGATATCAGTTATGAAGAAGCAAGTTTTATAAAAGAAACATTTATCAATCAGTATAACTGTAGAGAAATTACACTTATACCTAAATCACATATTGAAGAAATTAGCACAGACTTAGACATTAGTTCATTTGTTAGTGTTGATCAAATCGTTGCAAGTGAGATATCTGAACTAGACACAGACTCATTTGATAAGAAAAAACTTTTGGAGATATACAACGGATTAACGCATGATTAAAATTAAGGACCTAACCGTTAAAAATTTTATGAGTGTTGGCAACCAAACACAAGCGGTTGACTTTGATAAACAACAACTCACACTAGTACTAGGCGAAAACTTAGATCAAGGAGGTGACGATTCTGGCTCCCGTAATGGTACTGGTAAAACAACTATAATTAATGCGTTAAGTTATGCTCTTTACGGCAACGCTCTTACGAACATAAGAAAAAACAATTTAATTAACAAGACTAATTCTAAAGGAATGTTAGTTACACTTGCTTTTGAAAAAGACAGTGTTCAGTACCGAATTGAGAGAGGTAGATCGCCAAATGTTTTAAAGTTCTATGTCAACAACGAAGAGCAAGTTGACATAGACGAATCTCAAGGTGATAGTCGTAAAACACAGGAATCGATTGATTCTTTATTAGGTATGAGTCACGACATGTTCAAACATGTTGTAGCACTTAACACTTATACAGAACCGTTCTTAAGCATGCGAACAAACGATCAACGTGCTATTATAGAACAGTTACTCGGAATAACTATACTTTCTGAAAAAGCAGATCTTTTAAAAGAAGAAGTACGAAAATCTAAAGACGAACTTACGCAAGAAACTATGCGTATTGATGCAATACAATCTGCTAATTCTAAAATTGACGAAACTATAGAAGGTCTTAAAAGCAAGCAAAAAGCATGGCTTTCAAAACGCACTACAGATGTTGTAAAGCTAAAGGAATCTATCGAAGAACTTGAACACCTTGATATTGATGCAGAACTCGAATCGCACGAAAAACTAGCAAACTGGACTGAGCTAAACAATGCTATTTTGGCTCTTAATAAAGAAAAAAGCACACTCGAGACAGCACAGTTACGTGCCAGTAAGTCTGTTAAAAAAGTCGAAAAAGACATCTTAGAACTAGATAGTGCTACTTGTTATACATGCGGACAGTCTTTACATGCAGACAAAAAAGCAGAAATTTTAGATAAAAAATCTAAAGAATTAGTTGATGCAGACGCATATCTTACAGAAATTACAGACAAACTAAACAGTGTTGAAAAAGAGCTCGGCGATATAGGTGATATCAACGGACGTCCGAACACGTACTACGAAACGTCTAAAGAAGCATATGATCATAGAAACAATGTAGACACTTTAAAAAATGCTTACGAAAACAGAAAAGATGAAGTTGACCCGTATCAGGAACAGATTGACGATCTTGAAGCTAGTGCAAAACAAGATATTGATTGGTCAACAGTTAACGATATAACATCTACAAAAGAGCACCAAGAATTCTTGTTAAAACTTCTAACAAACAAAGACAGTTTTATACGTAAAAAAATTATCGATCAAAATCTAGCATATCTAAACAATAGATTAACATACTATCTAGATAAACTAGGTTTGCCGCACACCGTAACATTCTTAAATGACCTTTCTGTTGAAATTACACAGTTAGGTCAAGACTTAGACTTTGATAATCTATCACGTGGTGAACGTAATAGACTTATACTAGGACTAAGTTTTGCCTTCCGTGACGTTTGGGAAAGTTTATATCAAAATGTTAACTTACTATTCATTGACGAACTTATAGACAGCGGTATGGATTCCAACGGTGTTGAAAACAGTCTTGCTGTACTTAAGAAAATGGGCAGAGAAAGAGAAAAAAATATCTACTTAATCAGTCATAAAGATGAACTTATTGGCAGAGTTAACAACGTTCTTAAAGTTGTAAAAGAAAATGGATTTACCAGTTACGAAAACGATATTGATGTAGTTGAATAATGGATGATACTCACGATAAACTTGTAAAAGCATATTTAGAATATTTTGAAGAGAACGAAAAATTTGAATCTCGTAATTCTGTGCGAACACACGGAAGTGCAAGACGTGCATTACGTAACATACGTACACTTGCAAAATTACGCATGGATGAAATACACGAAAAACACTTAAACAAGGAAAAAAGTCAAAACGAACCTAGCGACGATTAAATGCTAGGTAAGTACCTACATGGAGTGGACTTATAAAGGCAAAAAAATTGAAACCATACCAGAAGAATTTGAAGGCTTCGTATATCTAATAACGAATAAAAAAACAGGGCAAAAATATATAGGCAAAAAACTAGCAAAGTTTAAAACTACAAAGCCACCTCTTAAAGGCAAAAAGAATAAACGTAGAGGCTATAAAGAAAGCGACTGGAAAACCTATTGGGGTAGTTCTGATAGATTAAATGCAGACGTTAAAGCACTAGGCGAAAAAAACTTTACAAGAGAAATATTATACCTATGCAGAGGCAGGGGCGAAATGTCCTACATTGAGGCAAGAGAGCAATTTGACCGCCGTGTATTAGAGAGCGACGAGTATTACAATGGAATTATTAATGTTAGAGTTGGCGGTTCCGATAAATTGCGCAAGGCTTTGCTAGAACACACCATTAAGGCAAAACAATCCAACACCTAAGGTTAGCGGGCCAGTTTAGAAATACCGCTGTGGAAAAAGCATCCGTATAGGAGCACACGTAACACGTTGAGCGGCGTTCGGTAGTAGAGCGTTTGATTGGCGTAGGTTGATTGTTGGCAATCGAAACACCGCACATTGTACATAAAAACCGTATGCACTAGGAACGAAGCAACGGGTAAAAATATAGTGTATTAGCTATAATTTAGAAATTATTGCTTATAAGCTATATTTTGATGTCGACGTAGGTTGGGAAAGGTCAGAGCCCATTGTACAGCGGATAAACACCTACTTCCAAGTCTCGGCTGGAGCGGACTCACATGAAGCACCTTGAGATTAGATGGAACCGTAACAGGTTCCGTCTGACTGAAACAATCTACATGAAACTTAAACATTATCACTACGTGATAATGAGTTCCATATATAATTCACTTCTATCATACATAATTAAATACGAAGTAAACAGTTTGAGCGATAGCGAAAACTTGTTTCGTGAAACGAAACACATAAATATATTAAGTATAATAAGGATGTTTTCATGCGAGTAACTGATGTAATTTTTAAAGAAGATAAAGAAGCTGATCCAAAAATAGTGGCAAAATTTGCTGATATTAGTGATAGCCAAAGATCTTATTACATATATCAATGGGCTAAAGAAAAAGGCATTGATTCTGATGACGCAATGCAACTAGCAGGTTATAAGCGTGGTAGTTATATGGGTGCTGGTTCTTATATGTGGGACTATGATCCTCCAAATGAAAGCATTGAAGAAGCACCTGTTGGAATGATGAAAAAAGCAGGACAAGCTGTTGGTGCTAAAGTTCTTAGCAAAATTGGCATGAAAGGTAAAGCAGGTAACCTTGCTGGTAAAGCTGATTTATCTGATACCGCAAATAATCTTTATAATGAATTTAGAAAGTTTCTTGGCACACAAGGAAAAGATGTAAAAACAGCAACTGGTGAAGAGCTTGCTGGATTTTTAAAATCTAAAGGTGCTAACGTTCCTAATATTCCTACAGGAGTAGTTACTAAACAACAGATTAATGCCGCTATTATGCAAGCGGCTAAAGACGCTATGCTTGGTAAGGCTGGCGTACAAAAACCTGCGCCCGCATCTAGCGGTGCGCCGCAAGCGGCTGGAGGGCCTGCACCTGTTGATGCAAATAAAGATGGCAAGGATGATAAAACTGGTAAGCCTATGCCAAAACAAGCAAAGCAGGCACAACCTAAGATTTCACCAGAATTAATGAAAAAAATTAAAGCACTTAATCCGCAACAGAAAAAAGAATTGGCAAGTATATTATGAAACTAACAGAAGTAGAATCATTTGCACCTAACACACAAAAAATATTGCTAGAAGGTTGGCAAGACTTAACTGAATCTCAAAAAATTGAATTAAATCGTTGGGAAAAAGAATTACATCCTTTGCTAGAACAGTATGTGAAAGTTTGTGAAGCAACACTTACTCCGGATCAAGTAAAAAATATTTTTAGAAGTGCAGAAGAAGTTGCTATGGCAGGTGGCAAGAATAGATCACTTGCTGGCAAAGCTGCAGACGTTGCAAAATTACCAGTTGATCTTGCAAAGAAAGTTGATCAAAAAATTAACCAACTTGGCAAAATGGTTCAAAATGCAGGACCTGTACAAAATGCTGATGCAAAATTTGAAAAATTAAAAGCAGATATTAAATCAAAAAATAGCGACAGTAAAATTGTAAAAGGCATAGAAGCTGTTAGTAACTGGGCAAAAGAAAATCCAGGTAAAGCAACACTAGGTGTTGCTATTTTAACAACAGTAGCGGCTTTTGCAGGAGGACCTGCAGGCGGTGCCGCAGCAGGTTTAATTTTACGTTCAACAAAAGACTTACTCCAAGGTTCTAAACTTTCAAGTGCTGTTGGCAAATCTCTTAAAACAGCGGCATATGGTGCTCTTGCTGGTGCAGCCTTTAGATATATTGAAGATGCTGTTTGGGAAAACATTGCAACAGCAGGTGACGAACAGTTAGCAGGCATGGCTGATAGTTTTGATAAAGCAAATTTAGAATCAGCACAAGAAGCTATCTTTGCAGATAAAGGATTTACTCCTGATGTACTAGAAGGTTCAACTAAACTTACAATGAGTGGTAATATAAACAATTTTTATTACAACTATGATACAGTATTAACTCCAGAACAAATAAGTGATTTTGAAGGTTTTCAACTTTCATTACAAGACGCAGGAAACTTTACTCCTGAATATTATCAAGAAGCTGCAAAGTTTCATGACTTTATGCTAGGAGTGCAAGAACAAAACAAAGAACTTACAGCTCTCTGGGAAGCACTTGGAAATATTCCAGAACAAGAATGGTCACCAGAACAAGTACAGCAATGGTCAGCTGCAAGTGACAATTTAGACAAACTTTTAAACACAATTGAAGCATCGGGCGAAGGAGCAGCGGCTGCTGTAACTGGTGCTATGACCGCTGTTGATAGTAAAGTAACAGATGCTCAAAAAGCAAAACCAATTCCATCAAGTGAGAAAAAACAATTAGAATTAGATCTAAAAGGCGGTAGTACAGCAACACCAGTAGATAAAAACTTTGATAAAAGTCAAAAACTAAGTGACTTTGGTCCTGTAGGAGACAAAGCAGAATCAATTGACATGGAAGAACGTTTTGCATTATTCCTTGCAGAAGCAGATCCTGCTCAAGGAGAACTTCCACTAAACAACCCAAACACAATGGGTGCAAAATTTAAAAGAGGTATCGGCAAAGCTGCAGGTGCTGTTGGCGGCGCAATAAAACAAAAAGCCAAAGACATTGGCAATGTAGTTACAGCAAATAAATTATTTAAAAAATGGAAAGCCGCAGGCGAACCTTTAGATACAGGATCTATTATGAATATCCTACAAGATGTAGGAATGTCAAATGATCAAATTGCACAAATTGGACAGTCTTCAAATGTAGAACTTAAACCTGAAACAGTTCCACAACAACAGCCTAAAAGTCAACAACCAATGATCGACTTAAAGGCTCTTGCAAATGAAATTAAGAAAGCAGGCGTAGCTGCGCAAGTAAAACAACTTTTATTAAAAGTTTAAAAATAAGGCAATCCGCTTTTCTTAGTAGTTTCTAGATTTTCTTTTACAATATCGCTGATAATTTCTCTATCTTCAGGAGGAAGCTCCCACGCTTCATCGATGCTCATACTACCACGCATGTACCATGCTAGTTTGAACAGATTGTAACGCATTTGCTTCACTTCTTTTTCTAGGATATCAACTTCGTGAAGAATTTGCTTTAGAGGTAAGGCTAATATCCTTATACGAAAAAACTTGATTGATCAAAGGTTACAGGAACTTCATACGTTGCCGGAACACCTTTCTCTAGTTCTTCAGGAGTAGCATCTACTATTAAAGGCTTAACTTGGAACTTAGATCTTTCTTGTTCAACGTGATCACTAACTTTTTCAAACAACGTCTTATCAGAATTTTGTATAAATTCACGAATAAACTCTTTATCTGAAACTGTTTCGTCTTCAACTTGAATTTCTGCAATAGACTTTTCAAGTGTAAGCATAGTTAGGTCTGTTAACTTTTTAAAACTTTCATTAAAAGTAGAAAGTTTATCACCTTCGCTAATATTACTGTCATTTAGAACTTTAAATATTCTTTGTTCTTCAAAAGTTTTACGACTTGTTTCTGTAAACTCTGCATATGATAAAGGACGTAGTAACACTTTCATGCCATTTACTTCAACTTCTCTATTGTAGTTTACATTTGAAAATTGATCTAGCATCACTCTAAGATCTAAATCAAAATCTTTTTCTTCACCAATAACTGGAACTTTAATTGACACTTCCATTTTTTCGCCATATGTTGCAATTCGTATTGCAATAAGGCAAGCATCAAGATCCATCGCTGGCATATCCCACGGATTTTTTATCGCAGGTATACAACTTTTAATAACTTCAACAGTTGCTTCACCGTTAAGCAATGCATCTGGAGTTTTAATCATAATTTCATCCCTAGCCGTCATTGGAAATACTGGATACTCGCCGCTTTCAGATACTTCAAGACTTCCCGCAGGGTAAAATTGGCCGCCACTAGGTAACGTTAGATAAATCTTAGGTTGCCTAAAATATTTCTGTAACGGATTTGTTTTTTTGTTTTCCATATTTTCTCCTGGCTAAATACTATGTAAATGTATATACCATATTTATTTATATACGTACTTAACTGGATCTAAAAATAAGTGGCTGACGAAATTAAAATTGAAAATGTAGGTGGCGAAAGCGGTGTTGCAAGTGAAGTAACACTAGCTCGACTAGTCACGGCCATGGAAAAAATGGCCAAAGCAAATGGCGGCGACGGCCAAGGCCAAGCGGCTAAAACACAAAAAGCCTACAATGACGCACAAAAAGAAGGTATTAAAGTATCTACAAAACATAGAGATGCTGTAAAAGATAATACCGACGCTGTACAAGAAAATACCAAATATCTAAATCTAATGGGAGGCGGGTTAATGCGCCTCGCTATGAATGGTATTGGTGCAGCTGTTGGATCACTTAAAGGTTTTGCAGAAGAGCTTTTACACGGAGGAGATACACTTAGTAGTTTTGCACAGCATGTTCCTATAGTTGGAAGTGCATTGACTATGTTTACCGGAATAATTGATAACAGTTATTCTAATTTTAAAATGATGGCTGCAAGTGGTGCAGACTTTGGATACAGTTTAGCAGATCTAAGGCAGACCGCAGCTGATGCACGTTTACCACTAGAAGAATTTTCTTCAATGGTAGCCAACAACAGCAAAATGTTAGCCGCATTTGGTGGTAATGTTACACAAGGTGCAAGACAAGTTGCACAAATGACTGACAATTTAGGTGGTGAAACACTAGTTCAACTACAAGCAATGGGCTTGTCAATGGAACAGATAAACGAACAAATGAGTTTATCTGCTTATTTAAACAGGGCAGGATCGAGAGCAGAAGTTCAAGATAGAGCCGCTCAAGCAGAAGCAGCGGCCAGTTTAACCAAAAACATGTTAACACTTTCAAAGTTAACAGGCGAAGATATTAAAACACAGCAAGATAAAATTGCACAAGCCCAAATGGACCTGGCTTTCCAAATGGAACTTGCAAGAATGGACAAAGATGAGCGTGATAAAATGAATGCTCTTATGACAGATGCTATGGCACAAGGAGGCCAAGTTGCTGTTGATGCTCTAAAAGCTGAATTTTTAGGAATGCCGCCAATAACAAGAGATTTACAATTATATAATGCAACACAATCTGAGTCTGCGGCAATATTAAGAAATCAATTAGGACAAGCACTAGACGAAAGTGTAACTTTAGAACAGTTTAGGTCAACGCAAGGCGACAGAATAGCCGACTATTTAGAATCACAAGTAAGAAGTGCAGGAAACTTAGAAAATCTATTACAAGCTGCGGCCGCAGGTGCTGAAGGTGTACCTAGTGAAATAGCAAACTTGTTTTCTGGTAACCAAGAACTACTATCAAGGTATTTTCGAGACACAGGTGAAGGACTTATCTTTGCAAGAGATGCATTCATGGAAGATTACGAAGCTGGAAGAGTTACCCCACCTGATGACGGTGAACTAAATGCAATGGGTGAATTCTTAACAGCGGTCGGCGAAGCTAAAAAAGCTCTCATGGAAAACTTTATTAATCCGTTAGTAAGTGTTCTTACTCCAGTATTAAACGAATTTACTTCTTGGTTCCAAGGTTTTGTAGGAGAAGAAGGTGAAGGATCAAAATTCCAAACGGCTTTAACAACATTTAAAGAATTTTTAGTAGGAACAGACGGATCAGGCGGTGCCGCAGGCGCTGTTAAAGACTTTCTTGAGGCATTTGCTGAAGATCCAAAGCAAGCAATAGCGGATGCATTTGCAGATATAAGTGCTGCACTAAGTCCACATCTTGAAGCACTAGGAACTACGCTAATGAACGGTGTATTCACAGCAATTAAAGATGGATTCACAGCACTGTTTTCAGATCCGCTAGTAATAGCAGGGTTAGTAGCCGCTATAACCGGACTTTTTGGCGCAAGAGCGGTAGTAAGTGCATTGGCTGCAGGTGCAACTAGTCTTGCTGGAAGACTAATGCCAGGCCGCACCCCTACTACTGGTACTGGTACCAGTGCGGCAGGAACAACAGGAAGAATGGGTGCCGCTAAAGGTATACTTAGAAGGCTTGGTCCGTTAGGTTTATTATTAGGTGCATACGAAATTGGTAGTACTCTAACCGACGATACACTTACAAGAGAAGAAAAACAACAAAGTGTAGCAGAAACAGGCGGCGGCATGGCAGGTGCAGCGGCAGGTGCAGCGGCAGGTGCGTTAGCAGGTTCAGTAGTTCCAATAGTAGGTACAGCAATTGGTGGTTTATTAGGCGGCGCACTAGGTTGGTGGGGCGGTTCAGCAGCTGGCGGTGCAATAAACGAGTCATTGACAGCAGATGGTGCTACTCCGGAACAGGCCCAAGTTGCTGAACAATTAGGAATTTCAGAGGACGCTGTTGCGAATTTAGAGAAACTAAGTGGCATCGGTGCAGGCATGGAGAGAGTTGCAGGAGCATTTGAGAGAATCAATGCTTTAGAAAACTTCAAAGATAATATAGAAGTTTTTGAAAATGGACTTGACACAACAGCACTTTCACAGTATAATAGAAATATGCAAGAACTAGCAAGAGCTCTTGAAGACATGAATGACGCATTAGCAGAAACTAACAGCGGCGGCTTGTTTGGTGGAGGATCTGGAGTAGCAGCGGCTGATGTAATTAAGAACATGGGTTCAGGAATGGGCGAAGAAGTAGCAAATCAGTTAAATACTAGACTAGAAACAATGAATACATTACTATCTGAAATAAGAGACATAAACAGACAGCATAGAAATCTAACAAGAGAGATGGTTGACTAAAGGATAACAATGAGCTGGAAGAAATATTTTACACCTGTACCAACAGGAAACAATGCAGACGGAAGTTACAGTCCTTTTGCTGGTTTAAATAGCGGATTACAGCCAGGTCCGGCGGCTAGAAACTATAACTCACACTTACCTGATGTATATGTTGGTAGTCCTAATCGTGTTGAACGTTATGGTCAATACAACACAATGGACAGTGATTCGGAAGTCAATGCTGCACTAGACATTCTCGCTGAGTTTTGTACTCAAAAGAACGATCAAAACAATACAAATTTCTCTTTTGAGTTTAAAAATAAAGCAACAAATACAGAAATAACAATTTTACAAAAATATTTACAACAATGGTGTAAACTAAACAAGTTTGAAACACGTATGTTTAGATTAATACGTAACGCTTTCAAATACGGCGATCAAATTTTTGTTAGAGATCCAGAAACTGCCAAACTTTTCCATGTTGATGCGGCCAACTTAACAAAAATTATTGTTAATGAGTCAGAAGGTAAAACACCAGAGCAATATGTTATAAAAGACTTTAATCTAAATTTTAAAGATCTTGTAGCAACAACACCACATCAAACAAATGGCCAAGTAAACAATGGCGGAATGGGTAGTCATCAAAGTGCAAGTGCTGGTAAAGGTTACATAGGAAGCCAATCTGCAAGTCAAGCAGGTACTAGATGGAGCAGAGAAGAAGCAGAAATTGCTGTTGATGCTAAACATGTAGTTCATTTAAGTATGAGTGAAGGTTTAGACAACAATTATCCATTTGGTAATTCTTTGCTAGAAACTATTTTTAAAGTTTATAAGCAAAAAGAACTACTTGAAGATGCAATTATTATATACAGAGTACAACGTGCTCCAGAAAGGCGTGTATTTTATGTTGATGTAGGTAACATGCCTAGTCACTTAGCAATGCAATTCGTAGAAAGAGTTAAAACCGAGATCCACCAGAGACGTATTCCAAGCCAAACAGGCGGGGGTACGAATGTTATAGACAGTAGTTACAACCCGTTAAGCATAAATGAAGATTATTTCTTTCCGCAAACAGCAGAAGGTAGAGGATCTAAAGTAGAAACGTTGCCTGGTGGTACTAATTTAGGTGAAATTGACGATTTACGTTACTTTACTAATAAGCTCGTGCGTGGTTTACGTATTCCGTCCTCATATTTGCCCACAGGTGCTGAAGATGCAAGTAGTCAGTACAACGATGGAAGAGTAGGAACAGCGTATATACAAGAATTAAGATTCAATACATATTGCGAACGCCTGCAAAACATGCTAATCGAAGAATTTGATCAAGAATTTAAAAAATACTTGTTAGAAAAAGGTGTAAATGTTGATACTTCAATGTTTGATCTTAAATTTCAACCTCCACAGAACTTTGCAGCATACAGACAAAGCGAAGTTGACAATGCTAGAGTACCTACATACACACAAATGAGTGCAATACCATATATTTCTAATAGATTTGCACTAAAAAGGTTCTTAGGCATGACAGAAGAAGAAATTGCAGAGAATGAACGTTTATGGCGTGAAGAAAATGACGAAAATCTTGAAACTCCAGCAACAGATGCCGCAGGAGAAATGCGTAGTGGTGGTATTTCAGGAGCAGGAATAGATGCAGATATGGGCGGAATGGAAGATGTAGACGCATCTGTCCCATCAGAAGACGGTGGAGAAGGAACTCCTCCAGAAACTACAACAGGCCAAGAGCTAGGCGCTAGTCCGGCAACTACAGACCAAACGGTATAAATACAATATGATACTTAGAGAATTATTTTATTTTGATAGAGAAACTATTGAGCCCGTAGAAGACAAGAGCTACGAGCCGCAACACGACGATTCACCTGTAAAAGCAACTGATACAAGGCAAACTAGATTAACGCTCGGTCAAATTAATAGAATTCGTAAAGCGTCTGAGTTACATCAAGAAGAAGTAGACAACGAATTAGACTTTATTAGACAGATGTACGGAATAGCAGCACAAGCGGAGGCCGGCGGTGCTGTTTAATGGCAAAAATAGATAAGACTCTTTATACAAAAGAGGAATGGCGGATTATTAAAAACCGCCGCAGACTAGAAAAAGAACTCCAAAAACAAAAACAACGTATTGCTGAAACAAAGCATTCAGCGAAAACTAGCATTGCCTTTGTCTTAGGCAACGGTGTTAGCAGAAAGTCGATATTACCAGAGGATTTACAAAAGCATGGCCGAGTTTATGGTTGTAATGCTTTGTACAGGACCTTTTCTCCTGACTATTTAATTGCTGTAGACGTTAAAATGATACTAGAAATATCACGTAGTGGGTATCAAAATACAAATCAAGTATGGACAAATCATAATAAAGCATATTCAGAAATTAAAAACATTAATTATTTTCAACCAAGTAAAGGCTGGAGTAGTGGTCCAACAGCATTATGGCTAGCAGCTGAACACGAATACGAAGATATTTACATATTAGGGTTTGACTTCCAAGGATTAGATAACGGATCTAAATTTAATAACCTATACGCCGATACAAAAAACTATAAAAAAAGCAATGAAGCCGCAACATTTTACGGTAATTGGCTACGACAAACCAAACAAGTTATAAGAGATAACAAAAAAACAAACTTTCATAGAGTTATAGCACCAGATAATTATCAGCCTATAGAACTAAATAATTTTGATAACTTTAGTACAATAGAGCTTGGAGATTTTAAAAAAATCTTCAATTTTTCCTAACATATGCAAAAAAGGCCTCTTTTGAGCCTATATCTACGCATATTTCCCCCATTTTGTTAAATAATAGTGACAGCCTTACCATAGGTATAACTTTTATAGGAGAACAAAAATGGCAGATAAAAACAAGTTCGAAGAAATGCTCGAGCGTCTTGTTAATGAAGACAAAGCTGGTGCAGAAGAACTATTCCACGAAATTGTTGTAGAGAAGTCAAGAGACATCTATGCAAACTTAATTGAACAAGATTTAGAAATCGAAGAAGAAGACAAAGAAGTCGAAGAAACTACTGACGAAGAAGTAGATGAAGCTACTGACGAAGAAGTAGATGAAGCATCTGATGAAGAAGTAGATGAGTCAAGCGACGAAGAAGTTGACGAAAACTTTGATTTAGACGAATTTGAAGTCGAAGGTGAGCCTGAAATGGGCGGAGATCCAGTAGACGACATGATGGGTGACATCGAAGCAGGCGACGACGAAGAAGGCGACGAAGAAGGTGAAGAAGATGAAGACCTTGAAGATCGCGTAGTTGACCTTGAAGATGCACTAGACGACCTAAAAGCTGAATTTGAAAAAATGATGGGCGACGAAGGCGAAGGCGACGAAGCTGGTGAAGAAGAGCCAGAAGAAGCATTTGCATTTGAAGCAACTGACGAAGAAGTAGACGAAGCTGCTGACGAAGAAGTAGACGAAGCATCTGATGAAGAAGTTGACGAAGCTGATGAAAAAGAAGTAGAAGAGTCTAAGTCTGCAAAATCAGAAAGAGAACAAATGCGCGAGTACGTTGACAAAGTAGCAGGCGGACACGGCGCAGAAAAGAAAAGCTCAGGCGACAATGGCGACAACACAAAGTCACCAGTAGCAGGAGCAAATGACATGGGTGGCACTTCAGCTAACATCGCTAAAGGCGGAGAAGCAGGAAGCGGCGACCATGCTGGTCTAGGTGATTTAAACGCAAAAGACCAAGATGGCGGAAACATCAATGTACCAGGCGGTAAAGCGTCTAAAGCTGGCAAAAGCGAGCCAGGACACGGTGCAGAGAAAAAAGGTAAGCCAGAAAACGCTGATAACAAATCATCTGTAGTCGGCAAGTAAATAAGGAAGCTGAATGGGAAACCTACTAAGAGAGCATCTGACATTCGACCAAGCACAAATGGTTGTTGAGTCTGCTAACGAAGGAAAGGATCTTTACCTAAAAGGTATTTGCATCCAGGGCGGTGTACGCAATGCAAACCAGCGTGTGTATCCTGTAGAAGAAATTGGCAGGGCTGTCAAAACTCTCAACGATCAAATTCAAGGAGGATATAGTGTTCTCGGAGAGGTAGATCATCCAGAAGGACTTAACA